AAAGCTTTAGAAGCATTATTTTTCTTTTTAGTCAAATTACTTCTTGACTGTTGAATAACATACTTTGCGTATTTCTCTAATGCTTTTTTAAATTCACTCATTAGCAATAAGTCATTTCATCTTTAGTGCCGCAATCAAAAGTAACCGCCCAGCCAGCAAGCATATTGTCAAAACGCTCAGTGAACGGTTCACAACTTGCAGGATTAATCAATTCAAATTTATCTCTATATAAATCACTCTTTTGCAATACTCTCATAACTCTTGTAGCTAATGCTAACTGAGTGTTTAATATGTCTTGTCTATTGTCATTACCTCTATATAAATCTGTAACTTGTTCATTGCTAATATCTACTAAATCCATAAAGAAAATAGTAATATTAAATGTTACATAGTTATTATTAATTGTACTATTATTAATCATAACGTGAGCTAATGGAAATAAGCTTTGCTTTTTTAAATCAATATCAGCAATATCACCAAATGTTATTTCATTATTAAATGGTTCTGCTGTGACAACTTCTTTTATTTTATCTATTATATTGTAAAAACTGTTCATACTATTTTTATATATCTTGGTGTGTGATTACCTAAATCTTGTTCTATAAATTCATCAAGAGAATCAATAGCATTATCAAAATCTAAACCCTCTCTTTGTATTAAAATATCTAAGCAAACCCAGTAATCATAAATTGCTTGTATTGGGTTATTTGCTGTAATGCCAATAAATGCTTCTTCAAAGCCATCAACTAAAATAATATGATCATTTTCAAGTAATAAATCCCTTTCAGTTAATTCTTCTAATATATCTTGCTTTGTCATCTTCTATTGTTTTTTAATATCTGTTGTTCTAATTCATATTTATCTTTTTCAAATGCTAAGTGCATTAAGCAGCTGTGGAGTTTAGATTTGGTAATTTCATTGTATTTGAGAATGTCTCCATTAGTAAGTCCGTAGATAGATTGATACCAGCCCCATTTAACAGCGAATCCTGCAGATGCTGTGGAAGCTCTATCTCCTTTTGTGTTGCTAAATAACTCAGGATAGTTTTCTGTAATTCGTTCCTTAAACTGTAAAAAAAAACAAGCGAACCAAATACAACATCTAATGTAATTTCTGTCATATCGTATTTATCAGAGCTTTCATAATCTTCTATTAAATATTGATTCTTTTTTTTGTATGTTATTGGTCTGAATAAAACACCCATTGCTTTGTTCATCATATCCCAGTCAGCTAAATATGTATCAAGGTCAACAAATTCACCAAAAGAAATATCATCTAGCTTTGGTATAAAACCAAACTCTTTTTCATTCATAGTGAACCTATCTATAAATTTAGGTTCTTTAGTAAATAGTTTTGATAGCTGCTCACAAATTTTATTTATATCAATTGCTTTAATCTGTAGAACATTCTTAAGTGGTATATTACAAAATATCTCCACCATCTTTTGTTGTAAAAATGAATCGAGTTCTTTACCATCAGCAATTTTTAACCATTTCTGGTATTGCTTTAAAGTAACTTCATTAAGTGTTTCTGGTATATTGATTGTTAACTTCATTTATATATAAACGTTTTAATTAGTGAATCGTTATATACAAATATAAAAAAAAGTAGGCAATGCTCTTTTGCAAATACCTACTTTAACCAAAACGCAAATTACATTGGCTATAATTCGCATAATCAAATATAATAAATTTCTGAGGACTTACGCAAATAAATCGGCTGCCTCTTAATATTTTATTATTTATAATGTTATTAATCTATTTTTAAAATCTTCGTTTATAATATGTAATTTTTCAAATGTTCTTTCTATACATTCTTCAAAAGAATTACAATAAGAAACTATACCTAAACCGCTTTTACACATACTATGAAAATTTTTACCACTTTTCGATTGTAAAACTTTAAATATAATCTTATTACCTTTTTTTATTTGAGTTAATCTGCTATGTTCTTTTACTAATTTCATTTTGTTTTGGTTTTAATTAATTACAATGCTAATATATAAATATATTTATAAACTACAAAACTTTTTTAAACTTTTTTTTATTTTTCTTTATATATCTTATCTTTTCTTATCTTATCTAAATGCTTAAGGGTGGCTTAAGCGTGGCTTCAATAAATATGATATTCTCCTAAGTTTGGGTTCTGCAATTGGTAGCTTATTGCATACCTCAACGCATCAATAGCGTGATTAAAATTATCTACTGGTGTTTGTGATTTCTTTTCTAACCAACAATAGTTATTTAACTCTTTTATTAATTCTGTACTATCTTCAGTTATTACTAAATCATAATCTTGTAGTAAACTAATACCAAATGTTATTGAACCTTGACCTTTAATTGCTGGCACTACATTACAATCTCTGCTAAGTTCTGTTATTAATCTTGGTTCTGCTGAATCACCAACTATTAAATTATCTGCTGCAAACTTTTTATTTAATACTGCTATTTCACTTTTTGTAAGTTTGTTTTGATAATAACATAACTGAACATATATTATTTTATTTTCTTTATCTATACTTGTTTTAACTAATGTTGTAGGGTCGTTAAATCCAAAATCTTGGCCAAACACAATTTTACCAACTTGTTGAAACTCTCCTATACTCCAATCAGTAAATATAACACCCTCAGCTTTATCAAGCCAACTACCTTCAATTGTATGCTTGTATCTGTTTGGCCTTCTAACCTTCATTGTTTGAATCTGCTTAATATAGCTTTCTGAAAGGTTATCTATGTTATCTAAATATGTTGTGTGTATATAGGTAGTATCTTCTTTAGTTATATTACTACCAGCAGCAACACCTCTATCTTCAAACCATCTTTTATAAATGAAATGTTCTTTTGTTGTTGGGTTAAGAATTAATATAACTCTATTCTCTTGTATTTTATTTCTTACAGATAAATCTATTTTATCAAATATATCTTCGTCGTTTAATTCTTCTGCTTCATCCATTACCCAAGTAGTAATACCTTGTAATGATTTAAGGTTTGCTGTTTGGTCACCTGAGCTTGTTTTAATACCTCTAAATATTATCTTGCTTCCGTTACCCTTGTTAATTATTTCATCCTTTGTTATTTTAAATTTATCAATTAGATTTAATATTTCTAACTTCTCAATAAATTCTGGAATGATACTAATGCTTGCAGCTCTTAAAGTAAATCGTGTGAATAGTATTGTGTGACCAGCTTGGTAGGTAAGTAATAATAGTATTGAATTAACAGCAAATGATTTACCAGAACCACGACCACCAGTTACAATAAAGTACCTTGCAAACGATTCTTTAAATACTAAATATTTTTTATTGAGATTTAATTCTACCAATTACTTCTCTAAAATCAAAGTTAACTTCTTCTGTAGTGTTTACATCAACAGTATCTTTTAAGTTACCGTAAGCATTATTATATATAGCATTAAAAGCATTCACATCACCTTTTTCAATTACTTTATTAATTAAAGCTTCTGCCATTAAATATTCTTTACTTTGCCAAACTGCATCACCAGTATTAGCATCAATTTTCTTAACCATTAAATCAAGTATCTCTCTAATGATTGTGCTTCTGTTTCTTGAACCTTTTGGCTTACCTTTAGGATTACCGCTCTGACCTTTAGTCCAGCTTTTTAAGTTTTGTTCTCTTGACATTTTTCACTGTATTTTCACTGTATTTATTTAAAAACATTATTAGCTTTCTTTCAATTGCTTTTATTTTCTCTTTCGTATTCATATTCATTATATAATCTTTTCATTGTATCAACTAAACCTTTTACACAAGAACCGCAGCTTGATGTTTCTCTATTTGTTTTAAATACTCTATTGTGAATCTTTAATAGTTCTTTTTGTTCTATGTTGTTAACTATGTTTTTATTAATATGAAAGAATCCTTTTAAATATATATATTCATTTTCAGTTAAGCATTCAGGGTTTTTGTAAGGAAACATAGAATTTAATTTAGCTTTTCTACTTTCACACCCGCAATCTTTTCCAAGTTTATCAAATATCCAATCAGTAGCTTGTTTTATTCCTGTGGCTTTTGTTATCTTTTCAATGCTATCACCAAGACCTTTACTCATTAATCTTTT